TTTGAAAAACAAATAGTAAACACTGATGTTTGGGAAAAAGAAACAAACGTATTAGCTTTAAAAGATATACCAAAAGAATATTTAGAAGAAGGATACTATTTGTACACAACTACCTACGATGGAGATGTCACAATGTTTATTGAACACCAAAGATTAGAAACAGATGAGGAGTATAAAATAAGGATTGATAAGCATAAAAAATCTGTTGAAAATTCTAATAAAATCATTAGTAAAATGGAATATCAAAACTATTTAAAACTCAAAGCTAAATTTGAAGGAAATGACGGATCAAATTAAAGAAAAGCAAATTGTTTCTTTTTCTAAAAAGGAATTAGAAAAAGAAGAATGGAAAGATATTTTAGGATATGAAGGAATATATCAAGTGTCTAATTTAGGAAGAATTAGATCTTTGGATAGATATGTTGCTCACTCAAGATGCGGAGCTTTATACATAAAAGGAAAGTTTTTAAATCCCACTTACGCTAAACGAGTAGGTTATTCTACAGCATTTATAAATGAATTTGGGATAAAAAAATCAAGTTGTATTCATCGAGTAGTTGCTGAAACTTTTATTAAAAACCCTAATAATTTTGAATTTGTAAAACATATAGATGGAAATAAGAGAAATAATAGAGTTACTAACTTAGAATGGTTTAGTATGATAGAATCTATAGTTGAAACCTATAAAAAAGTAAAAAAGACAAGTGAGTTTAACGGAATACATTTCGACAAACAAAAAAATAAATACATAGTTGTAATAAAACGCAAATGGATAGGGCAATTTAAAACAGAAGAAGAAGCAATTAATAAAAGAAATCAATACATTAAAGAAAATGATGTTGATTTTTACTACAAAACTAAAATTATTTAATGTTTTATTAATATGGGAGCAATAAAAAATCTTATTTTAGAAGAAGCGGGAAAATCAAATCAAGAGAGCTTTAAATTTAATCCTGAAGGGGTAGATGAAGAATTGCTCGATGTTCGTATCATTGAAGGAAAAGAATTTGTTCGATTGGAATTGATGGAAACAGTTATCAAACAATTTCTTTCTAAAGCAGGATGGGATGTTGTAGATACGAAATCGTTTGTTATAACAATACCAATAGATGATGGGACAGATAGTTAGTTATGAAGTTGCAGCATTAGCAAGAGAAAAAGGATTTTTGGAGCATTGTGATTGGAGATATACAGAATACGATGATAACAAATTAGTTAATTGGAAAGATGAACAAGTAAAAGAATGTATTGAATATGACATTACGTATGCTTATAAAGCAGTTGAAAGTCTTGCTGATTCTTATTTTCACATATTTAAACATAGAGATGATGGTTGGTATTTAGCTGCTCCTACACAATCTTTTTTACAAGCTTGGTTACGAAATGAACATAAAATAGAAATTGCTGTGCAATGGTTTGATAAAGGATATATCAAAGCTGTAAAGAAACATCCATTCAAAAACAATACATATAGAATGGAAACATGGAATAGTTATGAAGAAGCTTTAGAAATGGCATTATTTGAAGCACTAAATTTAATACCAGATGAAGGATAGAGAAACAGTGAAGCATGAAAGCTTTGGTCAAATTTCTTTTACACGAACGCAGGGAAGAGGACAAACTTTTTATGGAAGTGAATTACCGCAGGATCACTATGTATCAATGGAAATTCGTCAATCTGAAGTACGCAGAGATTTAACAAGTGAATGGTATCGTTCGTATGGAGTTCCTTTAATTCGTATCAGAATGTCAAGTGGACAATTTGCAGAACTTATTACCTCTATGAATATGGGAAGAGGAGTTCCATGTACAATTGAAAGATTGATGGGAAAGAAGGTGGATGAGTTTCCAGAGATTGAGAGTAGAAAGGAATTGGTTCACAGAAAGTTTGAAGAAAGAATGAAACAATTTGCTGATACAATTCGAGAAAACAAAATCAAAGCAAAGGAAATTGTGAAGAAGAAAACACTTTCTAAAGATGATGTTCGAGAACTTTCATTTCAATTAGACTTCCTTACACAGGAAATTGAGCAGAATATTCCGTTCTTTGCTGAATGCTTTCAAGAAACTATGGACAAAGTGGTATTAGAAGCAAAAAAAGAAGTGGAAAATGCTATTCAACACAAAATCAATGTATTGGGACTTAGTAGAATTACAAAACCAAAACAAATTACTAAGTGAAGGAATTAACGAATAAGTTCTATATTGTTAAAGGAGAACTGATAGCTAATATATGGAGAATCCCAACAGATGATGTAAAACGATGTGTTGAACAGGAAAAGAATTTGTATATTTTTGATCCTCATCAAGCATTTGCTTCAACTACATATAGTTTGTTTGAACTTGATAGGTACAAAGAAATTGATTCAGTGGAATTTCCTGTCTGTTATTTGGAATACCTTCCAGAAACAGATTTTGTACTTCCACAAATCTTCCAAGTACTTAGCGTAAAGCTCCATCACAACTGGATGAATCTTGGATTTGAATATTTCACTTCTCAATCTTTCTTGGATTTTCTCAAAGAAATTCAAAGCAGTGAGATTCCTGATTATACGAATCGTTGGAACGGATTTGTAATCGATCCTTATAAATTAAAAGGAGCAATCATCAGTGAACATCATTTTCCAAATAAATTTCATATCGGATATGCTCTTGGAACTTTTGAACAGGAAAAACCAATAACAACAAAAGCAATTGAAAATACATTGAAAGATTCTAAACCGTTTGGTTGGAATCTTCAAAACTCTTTCATAAATTTGCTGTCACAGGGAGTATTTCTTTTTAACAAAGAATTTGTACATGGAATTTTCAATGCTGAATTCTTTAATGCTACAATAGAAATGCTCAATAAAGTCAACCTAAGAGCAGTTCTCCTTTTAGGTGTAGGAGTTGCTCATTGGGACAAGAACATCGGTTGTGAAGCAATTCTGTTTGAAGAACACCCTCTTCCTGTATTGAGAGCGAAAAGAGAATACAAAACAGATGCATTTTTGAAATTTGAACAACTCACTAACATACAATTTTAACATGCTATCATTTTTCGTTTACCTATCCCCGTTTATTAGCTTTCTGTGTATTTTCCTAATGGGAATTCAATATGCTATTGATAAAAGATATAGAGAAGAAGCTAATAAATTTTTTGATGAATATCGTTATTCACAATTGTTGGTAGCTTTTATATTTTTTGTTCCTTTTATGAATTGCTACATTTTGTTTCTGGAGATAGCTTCAATGGTAGAATTCATACAGGAAATAAAATGAGCATATTTGGAATAATTCTCCAACTTTATATTTACAGTGTTGTGATAAGTGCGTTAGGTATGTTAGCTAATAGAATGAAGTTGTATTATCAATGCTTCATTCCTGTTGCAAACACTGTATTAGCTGTTGCTTTTGTGGTAGAAATTGTGTTCGAAACTTTAAAATCAAATAAAAATGGAAATAAAAATTAAAGACAAAGCTCCTTATTGGTTGAGCTTTCATTATTCCACCAATGAACGTGGAGGAAGAGTAACTACTTGCGTTTTAAACCAAGATCGTGAAGAAATTTGTAGAGCTTCTGTAACCTGTTCTAAATCTGACACATTTAAGAAGGAGCAAGGACGTAAGCGATCAATTACCAAATGTTTAGATATTCTTCAATTGGACAGAGAAGAAAGAACAGAATTTTGGAATCAATATCACAACAGAGTTCCTGTTTCTACAATAATAGAAACAGATGTTGAAGAATTGCTTGATATTCTCTCATTCTTTTTCTTTGAAGGAAGAGAAACAGCAGGATGGAAAGAAGAAGCAACAGAAGCAGCATTTTTAGATGCTTTAGAAGAAATTGGAATTGAACTTACACAAACTAACTAATTTATGCTTACATCAGAATTTAAAAGTAAATTTCTCCCTATACTAAAGAATAAGGTGACAGTAAAAGAATACAATTCAAAAGGGTATTCAAAAAAGCATGGAAATATTTCAGCTCACAAAGATGAATACAATCTTGATGTGTTTAATTACATTGATTTAGATGGAGAAGTATTTCATGTTGCATATCCTTATGAAGTAGAACTTACTAAAGAAGGAAGAAATGGTTTGTACGGAATTATTAAAGGTAGTTTTATAAAACCCATTGATTTAGAATACCTCAAACCATTTATGGATTTTCAGGAACTTGAATCTCCTGTTCAAGAAATAGCTCCTAAAAAAGGATTAATTTATAAAGGAGAACCTTTTGGTGTAGATGAAGAATTTTTGTGGGGAGCAGTTCCTTTAAACCTTAAAAAAGAAACTTTTGTAATAGAAAACCCAAATCCTAATTCTGTTTCAGAGCAAGTAGAATGGTTTTTTAGTACTCTTTCTAATAAGTTTATAGCTAAATCAAAAGAATATTCTACAGATAGTTGGGATAGTAATTTTGTAAAAGGAGCAAGGGTGTTAGGGACATCAAAAGAACAAGCTCTTTTAGGATATGCTACAAAACATCTTGTTTCTATTATGGACATTTCAGAAGGAAAATCATATACAAAAGAAGAAATTGATGAGAAGTTTGGAGATTTAATTGTGTATTTTTCTCTTCTAAGAGTCATGTTGTTAGAAAAAGTGAAATGAAAACATACAAAGAAGCATTTTTATTCACACTCATATCACTTCTTCTTATTGGAGGAGTGATTTGGGTGGGAATTGGAGAAGATAAAAGATTGGAACAGGAATTAAATTGTCAATACGACAAGGGGTGGAATGATGGAAAAAGATTTGTATTAGATAGTTTAAACAATTTGAAATGAAACTATACAAACTAATACACAAAGTAACAGGATTGTTTGTTTCTGCCCCTAAAGCAGGAATATATGGATTGAATAAGAAAGGATATACATTCATGGAAAATCCTGTTAAGAAATTCAATTCCATTTCAATGCCAAGAGATGAAATAAGTATTGAAGAATTTGAATTAGTGGTGTTCACAAAAGAATCTGTAAAGCAAAAGCTTGTACAAAAGAAAATAGATGCTTATGTAGAAAAATACAAAGACACAGCAATATTTGATGATGTATTGAAAGCAGTAACATTTGGTCATAACTTAAAATAAAAACAACATGAAACTATACGTTGTAAAAGACTTAGAAACAGGTTTGTTTATTGGAGAGCGTGGGTTTGTAATGGATGAAGAAGATGCAAGATTTTTTAAAAGAAATCCGGGAGACTTTGCTCCAATTGTTTGTGATGAAACATTAATTGATTTAGAAAAATGTGAAATCTTAACATACAATCTTGTAAAAGTATGACATACACATTTGAAGAACTAATTGAAGAAAAGCTTTCAGAATTTGAAAATGCTACAGGAATGTTTCTTCAAAAAAATAGAGAATTGGTAAAGAAAGAATTAGTGGATATGTGCAGGAATGTTAAAGCTCTTACAAAAAGAGAATGTAGTGAAGCTCTTGCAGAAACAGAAAATGATTATTGGTGGGAAAATTCTTTTTCACAAATTGATGAATTCACAATTGAAATATGACAGGAGAGCAAAAACAGGAAAAAGGAATAGCATTAGCTCTTATAGCTTATTTGCTATTAGAACAAGCAGGGAGTGTTTTAAAAGAAGATGGTAAATACTACAAAGGAAAAACTAAAATGCTTCTCAATAATCTTCTTCAAGATAGTAGTGGAATCTTTTTAAACATCAAAAATCTTCGTAGGTTGATTCTTTCTAAAGAAACAATACGAAAAGTAGAGCAACAACTCAATCAAGAAATTGAACAGGAAGTGATGGAAGAGGAATTAGATACATCTAAAAGAATATTTGTGAATTTAGCTTCTTTGTATATAATGGGAGGTACTGATAAAATGTATGACTTAGAACGCATCACTTCAAATCTATTAGAAAACAAAAGAGTGTTTACACAAGATGAAGTGGAGGATGTTGTTAAAAAAGCAATTGGTGTGGTAAATCCATTAGTGACATACAAAGAAGAATTTTATCAAAAACTATTAGCAGTGTGAAAAACTATTTAAACATCCACGAAACTAAAAGTCAAGGAAGAAGTAGGTTTGGAAAAACAATAAGCTCCCCCTCTCAATTCTTCAAAGAAAATGAATATTTAATCATTAGTGCAAATGGAGAGTGTATGACACTACAAGTTCCTACAATTGACTATTCGGGAAAGATGAGTAAGATCACTAAATGCAGAAAATACTCTTCTGATGATTGGTATAATTGTTCTTTGATGATTGATGTTCCTTGTGGGACACATTTTGAATTTGACGAAGAAGAAAGTAACGAGGACAGAGTAGTAGTGTATTTTAAACAAAATCAAGAATGAAACAAATCACAGAACAGATTTATCAATGGTTACAGATTGCAGGATTGAAATTTGGAGATGTAACTAAAATTCCTCTTGCAATTTCTTTAGTACAGGAAGAGTTTGACGAAATGAAAGAAGCTCTGGAAAAGAATGATAGAGAAGAACTTCTCGATTCAATAGCTGATTTGGAATTTGTTATCCACAATATTTGTTATTTCTATGGATTAACAGTAGAAGAAATAGAAAAGAAATACAATCAAGTAGTAGCATCTAACTATTCTAAATTCTGCAAAACAAGAGAGGAAGGTGCTCAAGCTGTTTTTGCTTATGCTATGGGTTTACATCCATCGAAACCAAGGGAGAATATTGCTACACATGCAGTTGAAACAGGAAACGCAGAATATCCGTTTGTTGTGAAGAGAATTGATGGGAAATTAATGAAAGGACTTGGGTATCTTGAACCTAATAAATTTTAGAAATAGTTTGGAAATTTAGAATCTTTACTCTATATTTGCATTGGGTTGTGAGTATTCATGTAATTGTAAGCTTTCTATTCCCCTTCGACAATAGAAAGCTTACTTCCGTCCATTTTTGAAAATAGTTGAAAAATATTCTTCAAAAAGCTTGACTTTTGCTTATTGATGTTGTATATTTACGCTGCGACATTTTCTATAAGTAAATCAACATTAGAATTCTTCAAATAGAATACATATTAGGTTCCTCTCGAAAGTGTCGCAACTCAAAAGAAAAGTAGGAACCAAAGTTCAATAGGAACTACTGCTTCATTTTGAGGTAGTAGTTTTTCATTGAATGGAATATGAAGAAAGAGAATCACATATCAGTTAGGGTGAATTGGATAAAGGATTTGCTTGCAGAAGGAAATAAGCTTGTCTATTTCAAAACATACCTGATTCTTCTTGAACTTACAAAAGAACATGGTGGAAATCTTCCTTCTATTAAAGCATGTGCTTTAGCTTGTGGAAAATCCTATCCTACTATGATGATTCACATCAAAAAGCTTCTTCAGTGGGGTTGGATAAGAAACAATGAGGAAAACCACCATTCCTACACCATTGTTAAACTGAAGAAGCTATACAAGGGAAAATATGGAGTGCAGGGAATTTGTGCTCCTTTAGATATTGTAGAGCTATCTTCCTTCACACAACAGAAATTTAATGCATATCTTGCAGAGTTTACTTACGATGCTTTGCACAGGTATAAAATAATGAAGTATCAGGAAAAGAAAGGAAAAGAGATAGATAAGGATTTAGCTATCAATAAATTCAGAGTGGATTGTAGAAATTCTATTTTTCTCACAAAATCCTTCATTACAAAAAACAACAAACTAAGATTTACACATGTATACTACAAACAGGAAGGAGAATTACAGGTTCCTGTTGTAAAAACTAAATATTTTGATTTTGTTCAACAGGATATTTCTGTGCTTTCTTTTATAAAGGATAAAGCTACAAGAAAAGAATGTATTGAAAATTTCAATTTAAAGGTGAGTGAACTTGCAATGTTTGATGAACGCACAAAAACCATGATGCTCGTTGGGGAAACAGAGGTTGGATTGCATTTACAAATGAGCTACACTTATCGGAAGTTGATTATAGGAAGAAGTGTTTCAACTGTAAAAAACTACCAGAAGTATTTTCCTTCTACTTATTCAAGAAGAGAAAATACGTTAGTAAAGAAGTATTGTGATCCAACCCGTACAGCATTGTGCGAATACTTGAATTCAGAAAATTTACTAAATGGAAGATATATTCAGAAGGGAACAACTATATTCTACTCCCACTGTACGGTGAGAAGTGTTAGCAGGATAGATTTGAAACGGAAATAGATTTCCTATCACCCTTTCCTATTAATAAATCTCCCAACAGATTTACTACACATTATAAAGCTCGGAAAACTCTAAGCTCAAATTTCTATGTTCAATAAAAACACTAACTAACATGCAATTTTTTCTATTAGGAATTCTTTTGTTTCTTCTTTTTCTTCTATGGATAAAACCGAGAGCAGAAAAAATAGAAGGAGGAT